TTAACTGTTTTGGTGGTGGAAATTGTGGTGGAAAAGCATTTTTACTTTACATATCACCTTTAATTGAATAAATTTGCAAAACACAAGAAACGTCCCTTTGGATTCCATTCCATCGGAGCGCTTCTTCTGCTTTATTTCTCCCACGATCTCTTCTGTGTCCTGGCACAGCGCTATGCCGGAACGCTCCTTTTTGAGGGCGGATACAACTAAATATCCCTTCAGCAGGCCGAGAGGCGTCGCAACAGACGTTTCCCGGCTTATTTTTTTGCAAACGCTGGGCCGCGAACCCATTGCGCCGCAATGGTATTAAACAATATGCACAAAAACAAGCTAAAAGTTTGTGCAAAACGACTGGTGGAATTGGCGTTGTCCCTTCGCATCTACCTACGTGGGAGCACAAACGCAGAGGGTTCGACAGTATACGTGGTACAGCCCATTACAACGTCAGGAGGTGAGCGCATATGGCACAAGGGAGCAGAGGGACGGGCGGACGAGTCAACGGCGAGAGCGTCCACCTCTATACGCCAGAGAGACTGGAGGAGCGGTGCAACAGCTATTTCGCCGACTGCACCGAGAGAGACCGCAAACCAACCAGACCAGGCCTTTGTCTTTGGCTCGACATCAGCGAGGACACGTTTAAAAATTATGAGAGGGGCGAGGGCGGATACAAGAGGCTTTCTCCTCCTATAAAAAAGGCGATGCAGAGGATACAGGACGATCTGGAGCAGAGGACGGACACAATGTCGCTCTTCCGGCTCAAACAGCCATGCTATGGAGGGTATACGGACAAGCCGAGCAACGATTCCGGGCAGCTCAATGTCAATATCACGTTCGGCGGCGGGGATAGCGGGAACTTTGGGAAATGAGCCGTCCTTCCCTCTCCAAAGGAGAAAAAAAGCGGTGTTCTGTGAGAGAAGTGTGCAAAATATGTATTTTGTTTACTTGGCAAAAACGGCGTAACCGTTGCGGCGCAGTCGATTCGCTGTTTTTAGATTTTTAGAGGCGGCAAAAGCGGGCGTTTCGGGCAATCGTTGTGCAATGTGACAATGAAGCAGAAACGACGCCCGGAGGGCCGGTTGGCTGTCAGTAAGGCAGGCTGGGCGCTGCTTGCGTTGGGTGCCAGGGCGGAGCATCCAAGTAGGGTACAGGATGTACCCCCTCCCCCAGGGGGGTAGCGGAAAAATGGGGGTGGGGTCAAAGGACGGGTATAGCCCTGTATGCGCGCCCCCATTTCGTCACTCTTGGAATTCCCGGTGTCTCTCCCCTGCCTCTGGTTCCGCTGGACATCGCAGGGCGCACAGAGCGGCAAGGTACTTGGTTCGAGGGCATGGAGGCCCGCAGACTGTCCCCGTAGCTCAATGGGCAGAGCAGCCCGAACAAGGGTATAGATACCGGTTCGAAGCCGGTCGGGGGCGACAAATAAACATTCTGACGGCCCCCTGCCGGAAAAAGAGGGGGGCGGGTGAAATGGAGGGCGGATTGGAAAATTTGAAAAATGCGTCCGCCGTCGTCAAGGACGGGTACGGGCTGTGCCCCGACCACTGGAACAAGCTGTTCCGGGTGGACGAAACGGGCCGTGTGTGGGTCTGGTGTAAGACCTGCAAGAAAGAGCATTTGATCGAGAAGGACGAAAAGAGCCATTGAGCCGGTCCGATATCGGGATTCCGATGTCGGGTCGGCTTTTCTTTTTGGAGTGATGACATGGCACAGAGAGGGCGGCCGGCAAAGGCAGCGAAGGGTATTGTGCAATGGGATATGGGGACGCCGAATCAGAAGCAGCGTCAATTCCTTCTGGCGAGGCAGAAGTACATCGCATACGGCGGCGCGCGCGCTGGCGGAAAGAGCTGGGCCGTCCGGGTCAAGGCGGTACATGGGGCCATGACCTATTCAGGCATCAAAATCCTGATCATGCGGCGGACCTACCCGGAGATGGAATCCACCATCATCCAGCCGATTTTAGCTCTCATCAACTCTGCCACGCTGGACGGGAGGCCCGCCGGGCAGTATGTGGCGACCTACAACAGCACGATGCGGACCATCGTCTTTTCCAACGGCTCCCTCATCCGGTTTGGGCACTTACAGAGCGCAAACGCCATCACGGAGTATCAGGGCCAGGAATACGACTGGATTTTCATGGACGAGGCCACCCACTTCACAGAGTATGAATTCCGGACGCTGGGCGCCTGTCTGCGCGGCGTGAACAAAATCCCGAAGCGGTTCTATCTCACCTGCAACCCCGGCGGCGTGGGGCACCAATGGGTCAAGCGGCTGTTCGTGACCAGGGAATACGACCTGGAGAAGGAGAATCCAAAGGAATACTTCTTCATCGCCGCCACGGTAGACGACAACACGGCGCTGACCCCAGAGCAGAAGCGGGACTACATCGCCTCCCTGGACGTGCTGCCGGACGACGTGCGGCAGGCGTGGCGCTACGGCGACTGGGACGCCATGGCGGGACAGTATTTCAGCGAGTTCAGGCGCGAGACCCATGTGGTGAAGCCCTTTATCATCCCGAGGGAATGGCCCAGATACCGGGCCTTCGACTACGGCCTTGATATGTTTGCCTGCTACTGGTTTGCCGTGGATTTTGACGGGAGGGTCTGGGTGTATCGGGAGTATTGCGAGTCCGGACTCATCGTTTCAGACGCGGCGGCGGCCATGCGAACCCTGACACCGGCGGATGAATACGTTCAGTTCACCGTTGCCCCTCCGGATATGTGGTCCACCATGAAGGACACCGGCAAGACCATGGCGGAGATCTTCACGCAAAACGGGATCGGCCTGGTAAAGGCCTCAAACCAGCGGGTGCAGGGCTGGCTTGTGGTGAAGGAATATATGAAAACCAGGCGGGACGGAAAACCGGGGTTGCAGATTTTTGACAGCTGCGCCCGCCTGATCCGGGACCTTCCCGCCCTTCAGCATAATGAAAAGAACCCGTCAGACTGCGCCACGGAACCCCATGACATCACACACGCCCCGGATGCCCTTCGCTACGGGCTAATCTATCGCACGATGGGCGCTCAACTGGCGGAGGCCCGGGACGAGGACGACGAGGACGATGAGCTGGAGGATTACGACGAGGCCATGTGCGGCGGAGAGCCGGACGCCAGCTATGTGCTGTGCGGCTGAAAGGAGACAACAAATGCTGATCGCGGCTGTCATTTTAAGCGCCCTTTCCATGGCGCTGTCCGGTGCGGCGCTGGCCCTCGCGCTGGCCGGGACCCAACGGAGGGAAGCGCCGAAGCCCGCCCATGAGGCCGAATCGGAGGAAGAGCGGGCCCGGGCCGAACGGGCCGACCGGCGCATGAAGGAGGGCCTTGCCAACATGATGGACTTTGACCCCTTCCGAAAGGGGGATGACCTGTGAGGAAAGACAAATTGAGCCCGGAGCACATCTGGCAGGAATTTCAGACGGGGATCGACTTCAATACCCAGATCAATCTGTATGACACTGTGAAGCGCAACGAGGACTTCTTCATCGGAAAGCAGTGGGAAGGTGTCCAGTCCAACGGCCTGCCCACCCCTGTGTTCAACTTCATCAAGCGCATCATTCTCTTCCTGGTGGCCTCCACCGCCACGGACAACATCAAGATGTCCGCCTCTCCCCTGTCCTCCACCGGGCTTTACGACTCCGACGAGGTGGAGTCGCTGTGCGACATTGTGAACGCCCAGTTCGAGGCCCTGTTTGAGCAGAACAAGGTGGGCAAGCTCACCCGGGACTTCATGCGGAACGCCGCCGTGGATGGGGACGCATGCCTGTACAGTTGGTTCGATCCCGACGTTGAGACGGGGCAGACCGCCAAGGGGGCCATTCGGACCGAGCTTCTGGAGAATACCCGCGTTCTCTTCGGAAACCCAAACAGCCGGGAGATTCAAAGCCAGCCCCACATCCTGGTGACCCGGCGGGAGCTGGTGGAGGACGTCCGGCATCAGGCCGAGCAGAACGGTGCGGACCCGGAGGCCATTCGGTCGGACACAGACGAAGTGAACGACCGCTTTGACGCCCTGACGGACGGAAAAGTGACCACGCTCACCCGCCTGTGGCGGGACCGGAAGAGCGGCACGATCTGGTGCAAAAAGACCTGCAAGGACGCCGTCATCCGCCCGGAATGGGACACCGGGCAGAAGCTCTACCCAATCGTGTGGATGAGCTGGGACTATGTGCCAAGCTGCTACCACGGGCAGGCGGCCGTAACCGGGCTGATCCCCAACCAGGTCTTTGTGAACAAGATGTTCGCCATGACCATGATCTCTCTCATGACCACCGCCTACCCGAAGGTGGTGTTTGACAAGACCCGGCTCTCCCGCTGGGACGCTGGCGTGGGACGGGCCATCGGGATCAACGGCGGAGACGTTTCAACGGTGGCAAAGACCATTGACCCGCCCGCCATCTCCCCTCAGGTGAGCCAGTTCATCCAACTGGCCATTGACCTTACCAAGGAGTTCATGGGGGCCACAGACGCCGCCCTGGGCGACACCAGGCCGGACAATACATCCGCCATCATCGCCCTGCAAAAGGCGTCCTCCGTGCCACAGGAGCTGACCAAGCAAAACCTGTTCCAGTCCATTGAGGACCTGGGCAACATCTGGCTGGACCTGATGCGGGCGTACTACGGGGAGCGCTATGTGGAGGTCCGCCCCCGCGAGGACCAGCGGGACATCCCCGGCGCGGAGAGCTCCGCCCTCCCGAGGCCCTTTGATTTCTCCATCCTGAACCGGGTGCCCCTCAGTCTCAAGCTGGATGTTGGCGGGTCTGCCTACTGGAGCGAGATCGCCCAGATGAACACGCTGGACAATTTGTTGATGCAGGACAAGATCTCTGTCATCGACTATCTGGAGCGGGTACCCAGCGGCTACATCTCCAACCAGCAGGAACTCATTCAAGCCCTGAAAACCCGTCAGACCCTTCCGCCCGAAACACCGGTCGGCGGACCGGCGGGGCCTGTGTCCGATCTGAACCAGCCCGACGAGGTGACCGGCGGCAGCGGCTACGGAGTGCTTCAGCGCAAGCTCAACACCACCGGGGCCGAAGGGCTGAAACTCATGAAAAGCTGACCGGCAGACCAGCCGGAAGCGATAAAAACCGCCCGACCATAGGCGGAGGAGGAAACCGATATGAACGAAACCAACGAGACCCCCATTTTGGACGACGACCTGGACGCGGCATGGGCTGACGAGACCCCCGAGGCGCAGGAGCCGGAACCGCCCCAGGCCCATCCGGCCCCAGAAGCTCCTCAGGCGGCAGAGCCGCCCGCAGCCCCGGAAGAGCAGGAAGAGAAACCGGCAGAGGCAGACCAGCCCGAGCTGTTCACCCTGAAAAACCGGGACGAGACGCGGCAGGTCACCCGAGAGGAGCTCGTATCCATGGCCCAAAAGGGCTGGGATTACGACACGGTGCGCCAGGAGCGAGACCAGCTCCGGCAGTACCGGGAGGAGGCAGACCCCGCCCTGCTGATGGTGAGGGGCTACGCAGAGCGCAGCGGCATGACCGTGGAGCAGTACCTGGACCTCTGCCGCCGCCAGGAGCTTTTGAGCCAGGGCGTCAACGAGCAGACCGCCGATGCGCAGATCCGTCTGGAGAAGCAGCAGACCATCCTGGAGGCCCAGACCAGGGCCGCACAGGAGGCCCGCCAGCGCCAGGAGGCGGAGGCGCAGAAAGCACAGGAAGCGCAGGCCGCCCGCCGGAAGGACATGGAGGACTTCATGGCCGCCCATCCCGGCGTGAAGGGCGCGGACATTCCGAACGAGGTGTGGGCACAGGTGGCCGCCGGGAAGAGCATGACAACCGCCTATACCGAGTATGAGAACAAGCAGCTCAAGGCCGAGCTGGCCGCCGAGCGGCAGAACAAGGCCAACGCCCAGCGCTCGCCCGGCAGTCTGACCAATCCCCAAGGGGAGGACACCCGGAGCGAGCTGGACGAGATCTGGTATTCCGACGATGACTAAACACTGATTTGAGAGCCTGAGAGCCGACCCGAAGGGGACGGCTCCGCCCTCTCCGCCGGGTCGCGCAGGCGGAAAGGGAAAAATTATGGCGATCAATCTGACTACACAGTTTTCTGACAAGGTAGCCGAGCGCTTCACGCTCCGCTCCCTCACCGACGCTTATGCCGGGAAGGATTACGACTTCTCCGGCGTGAAGAGCATCAAGATCTACTCTGTGGACTCCGTCCCCGTGGGCGACTACACCCGCAGCGGCACCAGCCGCTTCGGCTCCCTGACCGAGCTTGGGGACACCGTGCAGGAGATGTCCATGAGCCAGGACAAGGGCTTCACTTTCTCCGTGGATGCGGGCAACAACGCCGAGCAGATGAACATCAAGCAGGTAGCCAAGCGCCTGAAGCGCAACTGGGATGAGCGGGCCACCCCCCTCATCGACATGTACCGCTTCTCCAAGTGGATGAACGGGGCCGGTCTGGTGACCGCCGAGGGCAGTGACCTCACCAAGACCAACATCGTGGAGAAGATCATGGAGGGCACCGCCGCCATGAGCAACCGGCTGGTCCCTCTGACCAACCGCACCCTGTTCATCCGGGAGAGCGTGTACATCAAGGTCAAGCTGGCCTCCGAGGTGACGGGCATCGACAAGCTGGGCGAGAAGAGCGTGGCTTCCGGCGTGGTGGGCGAGCTGGACGGCATGAAGATCGTCCGGGTCCCCGACAGCTACTTCCCTGCCGGCGTCAATTTCTTCATCAAGTACAAGAACGCCACCGTGGACCCCATGAAGCTCAAGACCCTGCGTGTGCAGAAGAACCCCATGGGCATCGACGGCGACGTGGCCGAGTGCCGGTTCATGCATGACGCCTTTGTGCTGGGCACCAAGGTCAACGGCCTGTATGTGAACGCGGCCTCCGCCAATGTCCAGGCCAACCCCGTCATTGCGAAGGGCTCCGGAAACTGGACCATCACCTCCGCCAGCGCCACCACCATCAAGTACACCACAGACGGCACCGACCCCAAGACCTCCCCTACAGCGCAGACCTACTCCAGCCCCCTGACCGACCTATCCTCCGGCACTGTCATCAAGGCCTACGCGGCCAAGTCCGGTGTGCTGAACTCCGGCGTTTCCGAGTTCACCGTATAAACCAAATGCCCCGGGGGCACGCCCCGGGGCCCATATGGACTTCTGCGGGGGCGTGACCCCGCAAGTCAGAAATGAGGACGACATGACGACTGCACAGACGGTATTTGAGCTGGCCATGAATCTGATGGACGAGGTAAACGAGTCCACCGGGAAGGCAGACACAGCAGACACCAAGGAATATAAGAACAGGTCCCTCGCCATCTTGAACATCCTGCGGGTGGAGTGCTTCCCCTATTCGGACACCTATGTCGTCTCGGAAGCCGGGAAGCGGCCGGTCTGCCCGTTGATCGAGGACTTTGTGAGCGCCATCGGTCTGGATGACGGGATATGCCAGGGGCTTCTCCCCTACGGTCTGGCGGCCCACCTGCTGCTGGGGGAGGACGACGAGAAGGCACAGTATTTTCAGCAGCGCTATGAGGAAAAGATGAAGCAGCTGGCCGCCGGTGTGCCCACCGAGGGAGATGAGATCGTCCTGCCCTTCGGCGGGATCGAGTTCGGGCAGTTTGCCCGGTGGTGAGGTGATGGAACATGGCAAGCATCGGCGCAGGCGCGGAAAAGCGCATTTTCCAGATCAAGAAATGGCTGGGCCTCAACGAGTCCCCGGACGGGGACACCGGCCTGAAAAACGGCGAAGCGGCCAAGATGCGGAATTTCCGGGTTACCCGGGAGGGCCATTTGCAGATCCGTCCCGGCTATGCCGCCGTCTGCTCCCTAGCGGATGGGACGCACCCGGTGCGCGGCCTGTGGTGGGGGTATGTGAACGGAGTGCGGCACCTGCTGGCCTGCTGTAACGGGCACCTGTGGGACGTGGACCCGGAGACCTGGGGCAAGACAGATCTGGGGGCCGTAGATGACGCGGAGACTGCCTTTTTCGGGTTTGCCAAGAAGGTGTATCTGCTCACCGGAAAAGAATATTACAGCTGGGACGGCTCCGGACAGGTGAAGGCGGTGGAGGGGTATATCCCCATCGTCGCCACCGCCACCGTGCCCTCCGGCGGCGGCACCCTGCTGGAAGGGGCAAACAAGCTCACGGGGAAGAAGCGGCAGCAGTTCTCCCCGGACGGGACTTCCACGGCGTTCATGCTGGTGGAGACCGCCATCGATGAGGTGGTATCCGTGGAGGGGACCGACATCACCTACACCGTGGACAAAGCCGCCGGGAAGGTGACTTTTGCCTCCGCCCCTGCCAAGGGGACCAACACCGTCACCATCACGTGGAGGAAGGGGACGGGGAACCGGGAGAAGATCACCAAAATGCGGTTTGCGGAGCTGTTTAACGGCGCTTCGGACAGCCGTGTCTTTCTCTACGGCGACGGCAGCAACGAGGCTGTCTATTCCGGGCTGGATGAAAACGGGCAGGCCACGGCGGAGTATTTCCCGGACCTGAACGTAATGGCGGTTGACAGCGCCAATACGCCCATCACCGGCATGATCCGGCACTATGACCGGCTGTTGGTGTTCAAGAGCGATTCCGCCTATTCCGCCCAGTACGGGACGCTGACGCTGGCGGACAACTCTTCCTCCGCAGCCTTCTACGCTTCGGCCCTGAACCGGGAGATCGGCTGCTCCGCCCCAGGGCAGGTGAGGCTTGTGGACAACAATCCGCGGACGCTGTTCGGCGGGGCCTGCTACGAGTGGACCCTCCCCATCAGCTCCACCCGGGACGAGCGGAACGCCAAGCGCCTTTCCAACGCGGTCACCTCCACCCTGCGCTCGTTTGCGCCCGATCAGATCAGGACCTTCGACGACGACGAGGAACAGGAGTTTTACATTCTCTGCGGCAGTGAGGCGCTGGTCCACAACTACACGAACAATTCCTGGTACTATTACAACGACGTGCCCATGCGCGGCGTGGCGAAGGTTGGCGGGACACTTCATTTCGGGACGCCGGACGGGCGCATTATGGCCTTCTCCCGGAAGTACCGCAACGACGCCCTCTCCCCCATCGACGCCTACTGGGAATCCGGCTCCATGGACTTTGACCGGGAGTGGATGCGCAAATACAGCGCCCTGATCTGGGTCGGCATCAAGCCGGAGACCCAGGCCATTTTGACCATGACGGCCCAGTCCAACATCAAATCGGACTACCCGGAGAAAATCATCGCCTCCGGCCTGTCCAACTTCACCCATGCCAGCTTCGCCCACTGGAGCTTCGGTACCAACCGGAAGCCCCAGGTCATCCGGGCAAAGCTGAAGGTGAAGAAGGCGACCTACTACAAACTGATCCTGTATTCCAATTCGGCCTCCGCCACCGCAACCATTTTGAGCGTGGACGTGCAGGTGCGGTACACCGGAAACGTGAAATAAGGAGGAATTACCATGTCTGTGGAAGGACTGAGTGAAAATCTGAATATCATCCAGGACCTGGTCATCCCGGGGCTGGACACTGACCTGGATGTGATCCAGTCTCTGGACGACGAGCCCAATGACGTGGGCGGGCTGACCGCCGCCGAGCTGAAGGGCAAATTCGACCAGAGCGGAAACGCCATCAAAAATTATATCAACAACACCCTTCTCCCCGCCATCAGCGACACGGTGGCGGAGGAGGCAGTCCGGGCGGAAGCAGAGACCACCAGACAGACCCAGGAGACGGCCCGCCAGACAGCGGAGAGCGGTCGGGCCTCTGCGGAACAAAGCCGGGTTTCGGCAGAGGGCGTCCGGCAGGCCCAGGAGTCGGCCAGGGGCACGGCGGAGCAGGCCCGCGCATCTGCTGAGACGGCACGGGAGCAGACGGAAGTTGCGCGAGTCTCAGCAGAGCAGGCCCGGATGAGCGCCGAGAGCGCCAGAGTTTTGGCGGAAACCGCCCGAGAGAGTTCCATGCAGCAGGTCGAATCCGCTCTGGAGTCTGCGGAGCAGGGCCGGGTGACAGCAGAGCAGGGGCGGGTCTCGGCTGAGGCCGCCCGGAATGTATGGGAGAACTACTCCAACTCCAAGAGATATGTCCCCGGGAACAAGGTTGCCTACGGCGGCTCGTCCTACGTCTGCACCGCGCCCACTGCGGGAAATGCACCCGCGGACACCGCATATTGGACTTTAATTGCCGCCAAAGGGCAGGACGGACAGGGTGTGGGCGACATGCTTTCCGCCACATATGATCCGGCTGGGAGGGCACAGGACGTGTTTGCATACGCGGATGCGGCGGAGGCCGCGGCGAAGGCCGCCAGCAGGCCCAGCACATGGATGCCTTCCGCTTCGGAGGTCGGAGCCGCCCCCTCCAGCCACACCCACCCGGCGTCCGACCTCACCACTGCGGTCCCGGTAGCCAAGGGCGGCACGGGGGCCTCGACGGCGGAAGGGGCGAGGAAAAATCTGGGGGCGTGTGCTCTGGTGGCTCCTGTGACCGTGACGCTGGCGGTGGCGTCGTGGGCCGGGTCTGGCCCGTGGACACAGACCGTGACGGTTTCCGGGGTGACGGCCAGTGACAACCACATCGGCGTGTTCCCGGTGGACGTGGCTGACAACGATGCCAGGAAGCTGTACGAGAAGGCATACGGGTGTCTGGCCGCCGAGGCCGAGACCGTGGCCGGGGGTGTGAAATTCACCTGCCGGGACAAAAAGCCGGAGACCGCGTTCCAGGTGATTATCAAGGGGGTCAGGTGATGGGAAGAGCAGCGGTGAGCGGGAAACCGGGCGGGGGAGCTGAAAAAGAAGTAGGCGTGATTACCCTCACCTACGGCGGGAAAACATCTTTCGCGGCCAGCGAAGTGTCCTCCGGGCTTCAATACCATCTGTCTCGCGGCGGGGACGGTTACGGTGGAAAGGACTGCTACCACGATGTTTATTTCAGAAATTCTGGCGGAGAAAACATTGGGTTACTTCGCTACGGAATCGACGACAGCGGGAATTATACCGTACGGCAATGCGATTTTGCCAACGTGTCCAAGTTCACGCTGGATGTAAGTACGGGTACCATGAGAGGTCTATGCCTGCACCTGTGGGTGGAGAAGGCATCTGATGGGACATTGAATGTCTGTGACAGTACTGGAACGGAAGTGCTGCTGACTGGTGTGTCGTCTATTGATTACGGTATAAATAATTGGCGAACTGATATTCAATGTGTGTTCATCGTATTCCCGAAGGAGGCTTAACTATGTACATCGAAACAAACAAACAGCAATACCGCTGCACCGGGGCCACCCTGAGCGGCGACCCGCTTCGGTTTACCCTGCCGGACGGAGGGCCGGAGAGCTGCGGGGACACGGTTGGCCTGTATCAGGACGATGGTTTCCTGCTCCGGGAGCTGGATGTGAGCGGGTACACCCGCAAGGCCATGCAGGGAAGCACCCTTGTCATTACCAACCAGCCGGAGCCAGCGCCCACCCCGGAGCCCGGGCCCGCACCCATGACCGAGCTGGAGGCCGCGCTGGATATGCTGGCCGACCACGACTACCGGCTGAGCCTGTATGAACTGGGCTTGGCGGAAGGAGGAGCAAATCATGTGCAATCTGTATAAATCCCATAAAATGGTAACGGGGGGCGGCAAGCTATAAGACTTGTCACTCTGAACAAAGGCTAAGCGTTCGTACTCTGGAAATGGGGTGGGCGCATGGCTAAGATCGCGGTGCAGCCCATTGGCGCTGGAAATAGCGGGCTTGAGTGGACTCTGATCGGGCGGGAAGAGTTTTCTTTTTCAGGTGCAGAGAACACTACTAAATACAGTACAGGGTTTTCAGTCCCGTCCGAAACCTATAATGACAACTTTTTCTTGCTAATCCATTTTATTGGTACGGCAATGGCGACAAAAACAGTATCTGGTTACAATTATGACAAAGCGGGTGTAACAAATATTAAAGTTGTATACGGGGGCGAGAGCGGACATGCTGCCGTTGGCGGGATTGACACCATAGAAGCGTGTGCCACGGATACTGTTGGGACAGTTGCTACGGTGGATAAAAACTATAAAGTCCTATATGTAAAATCAAGTCCCTCTGAGTTCATTGGCAGATATGAATCTTATGTCGCCCCAAGTGGGAAGACATATAAAGTGAAATTTATGACGAGCGCATACGGGACCGGCGTTGCCTCTGGAACACTGGAAGTCTTTGCCGGAAAATTTAAATTTGAGGGGAAAACATTATGACCACCTACATCATCTACAAGACCCTGATCACCACATATCAGCGCCTGGGCCGAGATACCGCGCCCCTGGCCCTCAAGATCGATACGACCTACGCCATGGGGCGGGTGAGCGAGGAGGAGTACGCCGAGCTGATCCTGGCCGTGACGCCGGAGGCCAAGAAATGAGCAAGCGCATCGTCTCCGCTCCCCTGAGCCGGGTGGAGTGGATCGGCATCGTGTTCGGCGGCGGACGCTCCATGTCACAGGTCAAGGCGGCGTCCGGGTGCGACTGGATCATCAACGGCGGGCTGTACGACTTCGGCACGGGCAAACCGGTCTTTCATCTGCGGGCGGGCGGCAAGACCTACGCTCAGGACGATGGCGGGGCCTGGGGCTACGCCTGGGACGTGGGGCCGGACATTCTCATGACGCCGGTGCCCGCAGACCGCAAGGCCAATTACATCGCCTGTCTGGCCCTGCTGACGCCCTGGGACGGCATCAACGCCAAACTGGCCTATGACAAGGCCGCCCTGGGCGGCGTCCGGGGGCGTTCGGCGATTGCGGTGGGCGGCGGGCAGCTCATCCTGTACTGCTCCGGGGACGGCACGGCGGACGGCAAGACCCCGGAGGGCCTGCGGCAGGAGCTGCATGACATGGGCGCGGAGACCGCCCTCATGCTGGACAGCGGCGGCAGCTCCCAGTGCGATTTCGGCGGCGGGCGGAGCATCTATTCCAGCCGCCGGGTGAACAATTACATCTGCGTCTGGCTCAAGAAAGACAGCCGGCATGACAGCGATAAGGAGGACAAGCCTGTGGGCAACTATATCGTAACGACAGAGGTTGGGCTGAACATCCGCAGCGCTCCAGCCAAAACTGCCCCCAAGATGGGCGGGTACAGCCACGGCGCGGTGGTGACCGTCCTGGAGCTCCAGGACGGTTGGGCCCGGACGGACCGGGGGTGGGTATATGCGGCATACCTGCGCCCCGTCTCCCAGGAGGCCGACCGGACCACGGACAACGGCATCGCCATTCAGCGGGACTACATCGCCAAGGGCCGCAAGAACCGCCCCGGCAGGGTCAACCCGCGCAGGTACATCACCATCCACGAGACGGGCAACAAGGCTGCCACGGCGGATGCGGCGGCCCACGGGGCATACCTGAAGAACGACAGCGCCGAGGTGGGTCGGTTGAGTTGGCACTATACCGTGGACGACCACGCCATTGTCCAGCACCTGCCCGACGGTGAGACGGCCTATCACGCCGGGGACGGCGCAGACGGGCCCGGTAACACCACCAGCATTGGCGTCGAGATCTGTGTCAACGCGGGCGGTGACTTTGAGGCATCCAAGCGCAACGCCGCCGCCCTGGTGCGGCTGCTGATGGGTGAGCACGGCATCCCCTTGGACCACGTGGTGCAGCACAACCACTGGAACGGCAAGGACTGCCCCAAGACCATCCGGGGGACCAAGGGGGGCTGGGAGGCATTCCTGGCGCTGTGCGGCAGGGATAAGCCTGACCAGGGCACTGGTACACCCGCCGCCGCTTGGGCCGCTGAGGCGTGGCGGAAGGCCAAGGAGAAGGGCATTATGGACGGCACACGGCCCGCGGAGAGCGTCACCCGGCAGGAGCTGGCGGTGGTGCTGGACCGGCTGGGGCTGATTTGAAAGGGGGAACGACATGGATCGTATCAACGGGTTCAAGGCGGCTCTGTCCGCTGTCTGTGCGGCCCTCACCGCCCTGTGGGGCTGGTTCGGGTGGCTGGTGGTGGCGTGGATCGTGGCTATGGCCATCGACTACATCACGGGCTCCGGGGCGGCGGTCAAGAGCGGAGAATGGTCGTCCCAGAAGGCCAGAGAGGGCATCTGGCACAAGGCCGGGTGCATCGCCGCCGTGGTGATGGCCGGGCTGCTGGACATGGTGGTGGGGCAGATCCTGGCCAATCTGCCCACGGTGGAGCTGCCCTTTTCCTACACGGTGTTTCTCTGCCCCCTGGTGGTGTTCTGGTACATCCTCACCGAGGCGGGCAGCATCGTGGAGAATGTGGGAGCCATGGGGGCCCCGGTTCCCGAGTGGCTCAAAAAGGCCATTGCGGCATTGAAAGACAAGGTGGACGAGAGCGCGGAGGTGAAATAAATGGCTGCAATCGGGTCCACGGCGTGGCGGCAGGAGCAGAACGCCAGGAAGGACAGAGCCAACGGAGGCGGCGTGACCAACGCCTCCCAAACGGCGGCAAACTCCGGCGGGGCCTCCCCCGGGAGCACCGCATGGAAGCAGGAGCAGAACGCCGGGGGGCAGAAGAACACCTCTACTCCCTCCGGCGGCTACACCACAAAGTACACCGGCGGAAACGCATCTCTGGACAACTCCCTGAAACAGTATTCGGACGCGTACAGCTCCGCCCGCGCCAACGGGGACTGGCGGGGGATGCAGTCGGCCAACGAAAAGGCAAACCAGCTGCGCAACCAGTACGGATACGCCGCCGAATCCGCCTATGACGACATCTCCAAGATCCGGGCACAGAACGGCGGCGGGACGGATTTCACACAGGGCGGCGTCAAGCCTTCTTATCAGCAGAGCACCCAGCTTGCCCCCGGTGTAAACGATTACTCAAAGTACATCGAGGAAATGAACCAGGCGGCCAAGGAATCGGCCCTGGCCGAGCTTCGGAGCGCCTACGAGAAAAATGTGGCCGGGCTGGACAGAGCCAAGCAGAGCATTTCCCCCACCTACACAGCGGCCAGAAACCAGGCCGCCGGGAGCGCGGAGCTGGCCAAGCGGCAGTTCAACGAATACGCCGCCGCCAACGGCCTCAACTCCGGGGCGGGCGGGCAGGCCCAGCTCGCCATGAACAACGCCCTCCAGGCCAACCTCTCCAACCTGAACACCCGGGAGGCGTCCTCTCTGGCTGACCTGGAGCTCCAGCGCAGCCAGGCGGAGATCGACTACAACAACGCCATTGCCAAGGCCGAGGCAGACGGGAACTACACGCTGGCGCAGCAGCTCTACGCCGAAAAGGTGCGGGCGGACGAGGCCCTCCGGGCGCAGATGCAGTGGCAGGCCCGGCAGGATTTCGACAACGCCCGGTTCCAGTGGCAGCAGGAGCAGGCCGACATTTCCAATCAGAAGGATGACACGGCCAACCTCTACCAAATGGTGATGCAGTATGCCAAGAGCACAGGAGACTATTCGCTCCTGGGCCAGTTTGGTTTCACCGCAGACCAGATCGCAAGGATGCAGGCCCAGTGGCAGGCGGACAATGCGGCCCCTATTAGCAGCCGGAGCACCAGCGCCTCCGGCGGCTCGGGGAAAAGCGCTGGGCAATCGTTTGCCCTGAGCGGGTACAATCCTCAGAACATCGCCTATGACTTCGCACCGGCGCCCGGGCAGACCGTGAAGGCATCGTCTGTGACGGCTCCTACCGTGCAAAAGCTGACGTCCTTTATCGGCGGGTCCATGAGCGCCAGTGGTCAGAGCCTTCTTCGCCAGCTCGGCTCCATTCCGGGCCTGACCGAGGACAACAAAGCCGCCATGGTGCAGGACGCCTACCAGAGCGGGCGTATCAGCGAGACAGACGTCAATCAGATTTTAGCCGCCATCGGCTACTAAGGGGGAAATGATATGGCTTCTGCCATGGAGCGCATCGCCGCAGCGCGAAAGGCGGCGCGGGAAAACGACAGGAAGAACGTGGACATGCGGCCCACTTCCATTCAGAGCAGGCCGGGTCAGTTCATCCCTCTCCCTGTCGTGCAGAAGCCATCCTTTGTCCCCCTCCCCGCCCCTTCCGGGCGAAACGAGACGGAGGATCTGCGCGCCGAGGTGCGGCAGAGAAACCAGCGCGCATCAGGGCAGTCCGCAGCGCAGATTTCCCAGCGGGAAACGGCCCGGGCAGAGCAGGCCGAGCGCATCTATCAGTCCGCCCGATCCGCCGAGCTGAGACAAGCAAACGCGGAGAAGCTGGCCGGGCAGTCCAAGCGGGAGGCGGCTGTCCAGATGGGCGGGCAGAGCGAGGCGGCCAAGGCTCTGCTCGCGCAGGCGGACGCGCTGGACCGGAGCGCGGCAGACCGAAGGGCGCGGCAGACCCGCGCGGACGCGGGCCGGAAGGATTCCCAGCGCTCCGCCGCCCTGCAAAAGTACCGGGGCGGCACCGCGCAGGAGGCGGAAAAGGGCCTGCGGGCAGAAATCAGCGGCCCACTGGACTTCGACCCAGACTGGCGGCGGGCCAAGCAGGCGCTCTCCGCCATCCAGGCCGGGGACTATGGGCTTCAACCCGGCCTTGCGAAGCTGACGGAGGAGGAAAGAAACATCTTCCTCTCCGCCGTCGGGCGGGGGGACTGGGCGGGGGCCGGGCGCTACCTCTCCCTCCTGGAGCGTGACCTGAACCGGCGGGACCAGGAGGCACAGAGCGCGGAGGACGAGCGGTATGCCTACGACCACCCGGTATTGGGCACGGCGGCCCGCCTGGGCTCCGCCCTGACCCGCCCTCTGGCCTTCGCGGCCAATGCGGGACAGGCGGTGCAGAACGCCGTCACCGGGGACTATGAGACCACGGACACCAACTCCAAGTGGTTCAAGGGCGTCCATGGGACACAGGACCTCCAGGCCGGGCTGGAGCAGAAGGCGGAGGCCGCGGGAGGCCCCCTTGCCCGGCAGGCCGCCGCTCTCGGGCTGAACCTGGGCGACATGGCCTTGCAGATGGGTGTTGGCGGTCTGGTCGGAAAGGCCGGCTCTCTCGGCCTGATGGGGGCCTCCGTGGCCGGTGACACCACGCTGGACTCTCTGGAACGGGGCGGGACGCCGGGGCAGGCGCTGGCCAACGCCGCTGTGGCCGGGGCCGCCGAGGTGCTGACCGAAAAGCTCCCGGTGGATCAGCTCTTCGATCTGGCCAAGGGGACCGGGAAAACCGGGGTGCGGCAGGTCGTGCGGAATCTGCTCGGCACCATGGGCAGCGAGGGCGCGCAGGAAGCTGTCACCGAGATCGCCGACAATCTGGCGGATCAGGCCATCATGGGGGACAAGTCCCAATATGAAACCTACGTCCGCTCCCTCATGGAGGGCGGCATGGACGAGCGGAGCGCCCGGAACGCGGCGGCCAAGCAGTTCTATCTCTCCAACGTGGGACAGGCCGCCATGGGCGGCGCTCTGCTGGGCGGCATCATGGGCGGCGGGGCACAGCTCATCGGCTACGCCAATAGGGCGCAGGGGCGGCGGGAGAGCCGCGCCATCGACCGCGCCTATCAGGCCATGCAGGCAGACGGAGTATTCTCAGATCAGGCTGCGCAGGCCCGGCGCGAGGCCAACCGGGCCATCGTGCTTCCTGTATTCCGTCCCGCCGCCATACCGTTTCCCCTATTTGACCGGGAAGGCAATCAGGTCAACACGGACTCCGCCGCTCCGCAGGCGCAAAAACCCGCCTCCCCCGTGGAGGCGGGGGCTTATCGCGCGGTAAAGCCTGAGAATGTGGAGCTGCCGACTGTCCCAATTATTAACCTGTCCATGCAGACCGTAGCGGATATGAACGGCGGAGTGTTACCTAAGACTGGGAATGCACTCCGCAAGGACGCCATCGCCAGAGCCAGGGCGCGGCTTGGCTTAGATCAGAACAGTGCGGCCTATATCCCAGCCAGCAATGTAATACGCAATGGCGAGGAATACGTGTTGAAGATCACAAGGGCTTCGCTGAATAAGATGCTTTCCCCCGCAGGTGGAAATGCCGTCCAGCCCGAAAGCATCATCATTCTGGACAACATTGAGCGCATTGCCAATAACGGAGTTTGGTTTGACAGCCAGGGGGACCGAAAGAGCAGAACCCAAATCAACGGAATCGACCACTTGAAAACTACAGTCTACATCGACGGTGCGCCACACGAGGTAGATATGCGTGTTCGATTGGTCCAGGAGAACGCGAATAGCGCACAGGACAACGTTCTGTATTACTTCACTCCAGAGGAAGTTGTGTCTATAAAGAAAGTAGGCACTGCTCCTCCTACAGGTGAACGGCGTGCGCTCACCGGGGCATCAGAGGGAGTGCCTACTTCTTCTGCCCCCATTATAGCAGATTCCTCCGCAAAGGGCAATACCCAGTCTGCCCCGAAAACCGACGGTGTATCCCCCGAGGACAGCACGGGGGCGGCCCCGCTGGGGTTCGACCCGTACAGCCATTTGCAGAATCAGAGCGGCTCCTTCCACCCGGACGGGGAAAACGCTTTCCGCCAGGTGGATGTTCCCACGCAGGACTACGACGGGCGGAGCATCCCAAAATCCGCCGCCACGGTGATGGAATCTCAGGCCGCGCCGGACAGCGCCGTTGCCGTCATTCGGGACGCCATTGCAAGGGGAGAGTTCTCCTTCGACACCATTACGGATCAGGCCGCCGGGGAACGGGCGCGGAAAACCGTTGCGGAAAATGGATTTGACGGGGCCAGGGTGCTTTTCCACCAGGCCGCCTCCAGGGGCGTTGTGTCGAAAAACGACATTGCGCTGGGGCAGGTGCTTTTGAACAACGCCATGAACGCCGGAGACAGCGGAGCCGTCATTGATATCCTGACCGACTACTCCGCCCTGTCCACGGCGTCCGCCCAGGCCATGCAGGCGCAGAGGATGCTGAAAAAGCTCTCCCCGGAGGGGCAGCTTTACGCCGTGCGGCGAAGCGTGGAGAACTACCAGGCGGAACTTCAAAAGAGGCTGGGAGACAAAGCCCCGGAGATCACAGTGGACAAGGCCCTCTATCAGGAGTTTTTGGACGCGGGGGACCAATCCGGAAGAGACGCCGCCATGGAGAAGATCCTCCAGAACGTGGCCGATCAGGTCCCGGCCACCTGGACGGACAAGTGGAACGCGTGGCGGTATCTCTCCATGCTGGGCAACCCCCGCACCCATGTGCGGAACATCGTGGGCAACGCCGGGTTCGTGCCGGTGCGGATGGTGAAGGACGCCATCGCCACCGTGCTGGAGTCCGGCGTGGACTACCTCTCCCCCAAGGGGATCGTGCGGACGAAGGCCGCGCTGAATCCGGCCTCTCAGAGTGATCGCGCGCTGGTGAGGGCCTGCTTCGGTGACATCGCCAACGTGGAGGAACAGCTTCTCGGCTCCGGCAAATATTCCGAGAGCGCCGCCGGGCAGATCAGGGACCGGCAGACCATTTTCAAAGCAAAGCCGCTGGAGGCGATCCGCAAGGCAAACTCCGCCGCCATGGACGTGGAGGACACCTGGTTTTCCAAACCGGCCTACGCCGGGGCGCTGGCCGGGTATCTGAAGGCAAACGGGATCACAGCCCAGGCCCTGACGGACGGCACCGCCAAGGCGCAGGTTTTGGACGACGCCAGGGCCTACGCCGTCAGGGAGGCGCAGAAGGCTACCTACCGGGACGCCAACGCCCTGTCGGACTTCATTGCGGGGCTTGGATACAAGGGCGACAACAAGGTTGGAAAGGCCGCGAACGTGCTCCTGGAGGGCGTCCTCCCATTCAAGCGGACACCGGCCAACATTCTGGCCCGGGGCCTGGAATACTCCCCCGCGGGACTGGCGAAGGGCCTGACCTATGACCTTGCCAAGGTACATGAAGGGAGCATGACGGCGGCGGACGCCATCGACGACATTTCCGCCGGACTGACCGGGACCGGCCTTCTCGCCCTGGGGGCGTGGCTGGCATCCATGGGGCTGGTATCCGGCGGCGGCGGGGACGACAAGGAACAGGACGGCCAGGACGACCTCACCGGCGGGCAGAGCTACGCCCTTTCTGTCGGCGGGAAAAACTACACCCTGGACTGGCTGGCGCCGGAGGCCCTTCCCTTCTTTACCGGCGTGGAGCTGTGGAACACGATGGACGGGAGGGGCGAGGGCGCCGCCCAGTTCAAAGATTTTCTAAGCGCCGCCCAGCGCGTCACGGACCCCATGCTGGAAATGTCCATGCTCCAGGGGCTCCAGGACGCCATTACGGCGGTGAAGTACAACGACGCCGGGCAGCTTCCGGCGGTGGCCGCCAACGCAGTGGTGGGCTACCTGTCCCAAGGGATCCCGACCCTCCTCGGGCAGGCTGAGCGAACCGGGGAGAGCGAACGGGAGACGACCTTTATAGACCGGGAGTCCGGCCTTCCCAATGACACCCAGTATCTGCTCGGAAAGACCATGAACAAGATCCCCGGCGTGGAGTTCCAGCAGATGCCCTACATCGACGCCTGGGGCCGGACAGAGAGCAATGGAAGCCCTGCCGAGCGGGCCTTCAACAGCTTTCTGAATCCGTCCTACGTCTCCAAAGAGAACGTGACGGCGGCAGACCGGGAGCTCCAGCGGCTCAAGGACGCCGGGCAGGACGGCGTGTTCCCCCAGCGGGTGAGCCAGAGTGAAAAGGTGGATGGGAAATACCTCTCTCAGGCGCAGTACGAGAAGTACGCCAGGACCACCGGCCAAACTTCCTACGATATGGTGAGCAGTCTGATCGATTCCCCGGCCTATCAGGCGATGGACGACGAGGAAAAGGCCAACGCCGTGGAGCTGGCCTACCGGTATGCAAGGGCTGTTGGGAAAGAGGCCGTCAGCGATTATGAGCCGGAGGCGTGGATTTCTCTGGCCAGGGCCGCAAAGAAGGAACTGGGCCTGTCCGCCGCCGAGTACCTGATGCTCTACCAGGAATATGGGGGCGCACTGACAAACGGGGACAAGGTGCGGAAGGCATATCAAAGCGGACTGGAGCCCGAAAAATATCTGGAATACGCATCCGGGAAAAACAGCTACAACGCAGATGAAATGGGAAGCCTGTCCATCCGGGAGCAGGCAAGATCCATCCGGGAGAGCGGGCTTACCCAAGAGGACCAGACCACACTTTGGGTCTTGAACAATCCGAAGTGGCCTGACGCGGCGAAAAGGGCCGGTGTCTCCATTGACAGCTATATCAAATACAAGGTTGCCACCGCCGGTCTGTCCAAAAAGGCCGAGAAGCTGGCTGCCCTCCGCAACGCGGGGCTTCCAGCCTCACTGTACGAAAAAATCAACCGATAGCAAGAGGGAGGCCCTAAACAGGGTCTCCCTCTTTTTGCACTTTATGCCACGCCGCCCGCGCCTTCCGCGTGAGCTCCCAGCCGGTGAGCCCGAGCCGGTCCGCCAGCGCCCGCTTCGGCATCCCGTCGGCCAGGGACAGGAGAAGCTCCCGCTCTCTGCCCGGCGGAAGCACCCGGCAGATGCGCGCGGACAGGTCCATTTCCGAGATACGGGCGTCCTCGTCGGACGGGGCTTCCTGTTCCTTGAGCGGCTCCTCTGTCAGCTTCGCCCGTCGCAAGTAGTCGATCATATTGTGGTAAATGCAGGGACGGGCAAAGGCCGGGAACGGCGTCACACCGTTCCACCGCTCCGCCGCCTCCCACAGCCCGATCATGCCGCACTGGAGAAGGTCCGGGTCCGCGGCATGGGACGGGAAACGGGAGCGGGCAATGGAATAGACCAGGTGGAGGTTTTCCTCCAGCAGGGTATTCAGGTCTGGTTCGGTCATTTGGGCCTCCTTCCGGGTCTCACGTTTTCTCTTCCGTCCTCGCCGTCGCAAAGCACATCATGGCGCGTGTCAGCATATGGGCCAGGTGGTCGTCTGTCCGATCGCCTTTGACGATGGAGCGTCCTGCCTGCGAGTTCTTCACTATGTACTCCAGAAATACGTGTTCAGTGCCCATATCGTTCCTCCCCCATCATCTTCAGACACGCCGCAAGCCCCTCGAATGTTCTTGGGTCGTGCCCGGTCATGCGTTTCATCTTGTCAACGTGGTACAGCACGGTATTGCGGGACATATACAGGTTTCGGGCCACCGCCTCAAGGGACATGCTTTTGACATGCCGCAGGGCTTGCAGGATCTCGCGTTCACGCTTGGTAAACGGATACTGCGCCGCCGGTGCCTGTGCAGCTGGCTGGTTATCCATGGGTGACGCCTCCTCCCTCAATGATTCCTCTCTTTCTCTTTTCCTGTTGGGCCAAATATGCTTCATTTCCCAGTTTGTTAAGCTGCAGTCTTTTGGCAGCCACACTCAACCTCTTACGTCTACAGTCTGGGCAGAAGTAAGCATACGGGCCACCTTCAAAGATTTTCCCGCAATCCTGGCATATTTCTTTAGCCATCCTGCTCATCTCCCTCCGATGGGCGCTCCTCAAAGTAGAATACTACGGGATGCGGCGCGGGTGTAACCAGCCCGAAGTGCACCGCATTGCGATAGGTCACGCTGTCCCGCATCAGCGCCACAGGCATATTTTCTATCATCCTCCTAAAGCCATCTAATGTGCTCCGGCTTTTGTAATGATTACAGCTACGGCAGGCTGGCAGCATATTGTCCAATGTGTCTCCGCCTCTTTCTGACCATCCTTCCAACGGGACAACGTGATCTACCTGCATGGCACCAAACTCCAGCACACACCCGCAGTAAGCGCAGTGCCCCTTAGTCTTTTGGTAGACGGCCATTCTCTCCGTCTTGCTCAGTTTTCGGCGCTTAACCATCGGTCTCTCCCTCCGGCTGGTTGCTGATCCGCTCAAACTCAATGACCCAGACCCACGGGTTATCGGACCAATAGTACGGGTATCTCTTGAACTTATTCGGATGTTTGGGTACGGTTTTGTCCCAAGCGGTTTTGAACCATGAAGGGCCGCTCGGCAAAGGCTCCCCGGTTTTTGCGCTATAAGCAAACTCGTTGCATCCCTCAGCATCGATTTGTGCCGGGGTTATGTCCTGCAATCGTTCTACTCGCACATCCGTCACCCGGAGAAACAGCCGTGCGGCCTCCTTCGGCATGTGGATGGAGGGGTGCCAGCGGATGCGCTGGTCATCCTTCTCAAATCCTTCCTCGTCTACAATGGTGATATCCGGCGCCCCATCTGCGGCGTAGTAGTACATCGGCTGGTCGTAGTGAGTGTACCCGTCAGGGTCTACATACCAAAGTTTCGTCCACGTCTCCCGCACATACAGGATGTCGCCGGGCTGATACGGTAGTCGAACAACCTTTTCTGTCCCCTGGATAGCAAAATACCCAGGCCAGCAGCTATCTTTCGTCATGGGGACCGGTCTACCATCCGGCTGTGGCTTCACTACCCGCCGGGTGACGGTCTTGCGGCCATCCTGGATGGCCCGGACCATCTCGGTATTAAACAGGATCGGCTTCATGGTTTTCTCCTTTCAGCGCCGCTTCGGCTTCTTCCTTGGTCAAAAACCAGGTCTTGCCTAAGCCGCTATCCAGACAATCATCAAGTCCCTGATGGTGTAACGCATAGCGGCCCTCTCCCCACACAGATGTACTGCCAACATGGCGAGGGCTGATGCCAACTCCTTTGGCGTGTTTCTTACTCCTGAGCTGGTATACTGTTACATCCGAAGGTTTGCACGGCAGTACCACGCACCGCCCCTCCACTTCCGCCTGTAAAAGTTCACAAAGCCTTGTAAAACCGACTTTAAGCCGCAATTTGTTGAACGCCATAATAGTTGCGTACTTCTCATTTGTTTCGCATGGCTCCATTACGAGGTCATCCACATCAACATGCCCCTGCTGTTCGCAAATGTCTAGCAGTTCGCTCCTGCTTATCAGGTCATCCATGGTTGGCCTCCTTTGCACCCATCCACCGCTGAATCGTCCGTGCAATGTACTTCTCGGAACCGAGGCAGAGGTATGTATAAATATCTTCGATGCACTTGACCGCCGCATCCCTCTCCGCCTTAAATCTGTCCCTCTCGTCAATGATCGCCTGCACGCCGTCCCTGGGGTAGCAGCTGGAGCGGATGCGCTCGTTCTCGGCTTTCAGTTCCTCGATTGCATTGGCGGCTTCATCGAAATAATGCCATCCATATATGCAACTACCATACTTATAGGATGCTTTGCGCAAATCCTCGCACAGCTTCTCAATGTCCTCCATCTTGGGCCTCCTTCAAATTTCGTAGGCGCGGGACGCTCAGACCGTAAATCCCGCTAAAAATCGGATAGAATTGCCGCCAGTACACAGCGTTTCCGAGGCACCGCAACTTGTCCACGCGATTTGGGACTCCAGACGCAACTCTTGGGATATCAGGCTCTGTCAACCAATATCCGTCCATCCAGGCGGGAATCCCATCAGCCACTCTACCCATGCTGGATTCAGCTGGCCGCCAACCATCGTTTGAAGCTGATGCTCCCTGTTTTTCCAGTCCGTTGCAATCGGCGTCGGAAACATCGCCGCCACGGCGTCCAATCTGGCATAGCTCTGCTTCCCGTTCTTCCCGATGTGCCGTACGGTTCCATTTGCGGTCAAATGCGGGTTGATTGCCGTCCTCCCGCAGTCTGATGCACTGGGTGTTGGCCACATCTGTACCGCATCGGACAGGTTTACACTGTGCATGCTCCCGGGCTTTTGCTGGTTTGATTTCATTCCCCATGTGAAGGTGTCCGCCACGGTCGGAGTAGGCCACCAAGGCGATTCTGTCTCTCCTGTGGCTGGCGCCGACGGCACAAGCCGGTATAACAAACGGTTGGACGGAGTATCCCAGCCTTTCAAGGTCTCCGATGAGTTCCACGAGCAGCATGTTCTCCTGTCGTATCCATGCCGCCTCATAATGATCTGCGTCCTCGAAGCGGTCAAGCATTCTGCCTTCCACTCGAAGAGCCTCGCGGGATGAGACCATGCTGACGAGCCCAGCAACATTTTCACCAACGACCCAAGCGGGCCGGAGTTCTTGCACAACTCGGAGCATTTCAGGCCAGAGGTAACGGTCATCCGCTTTGCCTCTTCGCTTCCCGGCAACGGAAAACGGCTGGCAGGGGAATCCACCGGAAATAATGTCAACTGTTCGCATGCCTGTTCGCTCATAAAAACTCTCCTTTGTCAGCGTCCGAATATCTCGCCACCTCGGGACGCTTGGCCAGTGCCGCTCCAGGACCTTTGTGGGATAATCCGCAAACTCGCATTGTCCCACCGTAGTAAATCCAGCCATTTCCGCAGCCAAGTCAAGGCCTCCGATCCCCGTGAACAAAGACAGGTGTGTATTTCCTTCGCAGGCCCCGCTCATGTCGAAGCCTCCCCGTCGAAGAGAGTGATCTGCTCGGCGTCCGTGATCTCCCGGCAGTTGGAAACCATTTGGTTAAAATATGTCTCCTTCAGCTCGGCCGCCACGGCCTTCCGCCCCTGCTCCAGCGCTATGTACGGCTCAGAACCGATCCCGCCGTAAGGTGAATACACCACGTCGCCCGGGTTTGTGTAAAGCCGCACCGCCCGCCGGATGACTTCCAGCTGAAGCGGGCAAATGTGCTTTTCGTCCTTGTCCTCCCTGGCAATTCTGGCATTGAGCACGTCTGTACGCCGAATGTCAAACCACACTGGAGAAGCGTACTTCTGCCAAGTTTCCAGGTCCAAGACCTGCCGCGGACTCCCTCCATCAGCATCCGCCGCCGCCAAATCCCGGAAATGGCGGATGGGCTCAGGATTCTTCCCGTCTCCCTCCCACTTGCGGAAGATCACCAGATACTCCGGCATCCCGGAACCAGACAGGCTGGCGTCTCGCTGGAGCTGGCAATAAAGCAGGCGTTGTGTCTTTGTTTTTTGCATCTCTAAAACTGGATTTGTCCAGATCGTAAACTCGCTGTGATACTGAAATCCAGCCGCCTCAAAATGGCGGATGATGTCGCCCCGGAAGTCATACCAGCCGGAAGCGCCGTGGCTGGTCTTGTAGCGGGCCAGCTGCTTGCAGTGGACGGCACACAGCCGCCCCGGCATCAGCACCCGGTAGAGCTCCGGGATGAGATAGTCGAACTGCTCAAAGAACTCTTCCTCGTCCCGGTAGTTTCCCATATCGCGGAGGTCATCCGAGTAGATATACAGGTTTGCAAACGGAGGGCTGAACACCTCAAAGTGAACGCTCCCGGTTGGCATCTGCCGGGTCAATTCAACACAGTCGCCGTTGTAAAGGGCATATTGATCTGTTATCACGCTGTTCACGCGCTTTCACCCCTCAGCCAAACCGGAATTTCCGCCTTCTGCGGCGTAAGATCCAGCGTAAAGGACCGCCCTCGGATCTCTCCGGTCTGATATTCTTTCATCGCCTGCGCCATGCTGCGCCCCATATCCTGCTTCATCCGCTCCTTCTGCGTCACAACGTCTAGGATGTGCCGCTCTGTGTCTCCCAGCACACGGTGGATTGTAACTGGGCTTTCCTGCCCGAAGCGGTACAGCCGCCGCACGGCCTGGTAGTAGCTCTCATAGCTGTAATCCATCCCGCAGAAGATTGCCCGGTGGCAATTCTGAAAGTTCAGCCCGTAGCCAAAGATGGACGGCTTGGAAATCAACACCCGCCGTTTTCCGTCGATGAAGTCCAGCGCGGCCAGTTCCTTCGTTTCGGCCTTGTCGCTTCCCCTGATCTCCACAGCATCAGGAAGCAGTGCCTTCAATGCGTCCGCCTCGTCGTTCTGATAGCACCAGATCAGGACCTGTTCGTCTGTGGCGGAGGCCAGTTCGGCGCATCTTCTGGTGCGGGCATCCAGTGTCCGGCGTTTCTCCCGGTGGTACCCGGTGGCCGACATGTCTACCTTTCGGGCTGCATCGGCCAGATCGCTTCCGATTCCCACAGGCAGAATGTCATTCACTTCTTCCAGCGGAGGCAGCTCATACCCATCGTCCGGATACCCGATGTCGGACGGCTTGGAGATGCACACCGCCCAGGACGCGACCCAGCGCCAAAAGTCCTTTTCCGCATGACCTTTCAGCCGATAATGGCCGCTGTTGGACTGATCCGCGATAAACCAGCAGCTCAGCGCCTCATTAGAGCGCATGATTCCCAGAAACTCCGCATGATTGAGCAATTCCATGAGATCGTTCGGGGCCGGTGTGGCCGTAGCCGCCAGCTTATAGGGCGTATCGCGGAAGGCGTCACAGATCTGCCGCTTCACTTTTCCGGTGTATGCCTTCAAAATGCTGGACTCGTCCAAGACCACGCCTCCGAATCGGGCCGTGTTGAATTTGTCCAGTTTTTCATAGTTGGTGATGTTGACGCCGCTGACAATATCAGATTCCATCTCGGCCAGTTTGACATCTACGCCGAACTTCTCCCCCTCTCGGACGGTCTGCCTGGACACAGCCAGCGGGGCCAGAATAAGGACCGGGTCTCCGGTGGCCTCATGGACTTCTTTTGCATACTTGAGCTGCTGGGCCGTTTTGCCAAGCCCACAGTCCTCGAACATGGCCGCCCTGCCTTTCCTGCAGGCCCAGGCGGTAACATCAGACTGCCACGGGAACAATTCCCCAAACTGGCCGGACGGCTCAAAGCCGACGCTGTGGGCCGCTTTCGTTTTCCCCGCCAGAAAATCAATATAGTCCATGTTTCATTTCTCCTTCCTCGGCCTCCCGCGGCCGGTCACTGCCGGGCGGTTGGTGCGGTGACGCCATTCAAGTATCGTCTTTGGCATCAGCCCCAGCGCTTCGCCGATTTGTCTGTCGTTCTTCCCATCGGCGTACATCTCAGCCGCAATCCGGTACCACTTTTTGATGATAGGCTTCCGCTCCCGCTTCTCCGGCGGCTTCCCAAGGGAGAATGGCACCCGGGCCACGCCTGCGGTCTTGCGCACCGTGCACCCCTTCCCCGCCTTGCAGGGGCGTCTATGCCCGGTATTAAGGATGTACTGACAATATGTCTCCCAATTATTCGGGGAAAACGAGTAATCGCATCCAATGCACTCACTGGGCATCCTGGGACACCTCCTCCACGCGGACATAAACGGCTGGTTCTTCTGCATAGCGCTTCAGGTACCGCAAAACGGTCACCTGCTTGTCATCCCGATAGGCCATGCCGTTGAGGGCGTCCAGCACGATCTTGATGACGTTATCCGCGTCCGGCTTTGTCACGGGGACGAGCGCGCCGGAGAGCATCTTCTCCCGCTTGTATTTCGGCGCGCTCCGGGGGATGGGGTGGTATGCCTTGATGGTGACCGATACGGGCCCCTCAGCGGGCTTTACCACCCCACGGTGCGCCCTGCGGCAACAAAACTGCACCAGCTCCTCGAAGTTCTGCGTCGCCTTCGGCGTGTAGACGTGCCCCGTTTTGGTCATCCGAGGCCGGTCTTTCCCGTGCAGGCCGGGAACGGTAAATTCAACCATGGTCCACCGCCTCCAGGAATGCCTGCTCCGCCTGGTCTGCCTTCTCCAGGCAGAACCGGGCCAGCGGATTTTGCTGGGCCTCCCACACCCGCCAGACGGCCTTCTCTTTCCGGAACATGCGCAGGACAAATTCCCGCATTTCGTCTTTTCCCATGTCAATTCTCCTCGAAGGGGACCGGCTCGGCCCCCAGTTCTTCCAGCGTGGTCTGCTTGCCCAGGCAGGCCCAGCCGTACCGCTTCCCGGGCCCCCCGTTCACCGGGAAGAACCGGCGGGACGCCGGATCGAAGTCCATGCCGACGATCTTCTGGACCCCGCGCCCACGGTTTTTCAGGATGCGGACGGAGGAGGAAAACCCGTTCTTCTCCGCGTCCTCGTCAGACAGCCGGGAGATGGAAAAGGCCAGGTCGGCCAGGTTCACGATGTCGCCGGTGCCCGAAACCTCGTCTCCGTCCGTGATGGCCCTCCCGTCCGTTTTGCGGGGGTGAGCGACGAGGTGGACATGGGATGCGCTTCCCTTCGCAAACTGCGTCAGGCGGGCCGCGAACAGGCTCTGTGAGCGGTAATAGTCCCTGTCCCCGGTAAGACGGGCCGTCATGATGTTGTCTACCAGGAACACATCACAGCCCAGCGCCCGGTGGGCGTACTCGAAAGAGTCCAGAATGTAATTCTCGTCGTGGGCGTCCTTGGATCCGATGTCGATCAGGTAGAACTTGCCGTCCCACCAGGCGTCGATGCACTTTGCCGCCCCCGGCTGGGCCGTCCACAGCGTCTCTCCCGTCTCCGGATCCCGCCAGTCTTGCAGGAAGTCCGGGCCCGCCGCCTGGACCTGCACCCAGGACTTGAACTGCGCCGACGGAAGCTCGCCGGAGTAGGCGCAGACCTTGTGGCCCTGGTCGATGGACTCCAGGAGGACCTGTCCCAGGAACGTGGACTTGCCCTCTCCCCGCTTGCCCGTCCAGACCGACAGCTCACCGTCCCGAAAGCCGCCCGTGGCACGGTCCAGCGGCCCGAAGCCCGTCAGGGTCCGGGGGGTGTTCCGGTCGTCCCACGGCTTGACGTCCGCCAGATTCAGAAGCCCCTGCCGCGGCTCCACCCGTGCCCCGTAGAGCAGCTCTTCCACCTTGGCCGGGCCGCAGGCGGTCCGAAGGGCCAGAACGGACGGATAGCCGCCGAAGGCCCCGTCTCTCGGAGACAGGATGGGCACACAGCGCACATGGGTCTTGACCTTCTCCAGGAGCTCACGGTCCGGTGAGGCCACGAAGATGTACGGGAATGTGCTCAGCCACTCGGCGCAGTACTGCACGTCCTCCCACCGGCCCGTCATGGACAGGCTCACGGCGTTGTAGCCCACGGCCAGGACGTCCTCGGCGGACTGGCACCACCAGAGCCCGGTGGAGAGGGACGGGTCGATCCGGCTTGCGTCGCAGAGCAGGATGTCCTCAAAACTCAATTCCGGCATAGGGGTCCCCTCCCTCCTTCCCCGCCCGGAAGCGCTGCCCGCCCCGGTCCTGCTCCTTGGCAAGCCAGGAGGTGATGAAGCGCTCGATCCCGCGGGATGTTTTCCGTTTCGTCTTGTTGCTGAGAAGCCAGCCCCTCATTCCCCGAAGCTGCTGTATCACGTCGACAGCAGGGTACAGGCCCGCCCATTCATGGCACTGCTCCTCGGTCACGGAATACTCCGTGCCGTCATTCAGGGGGAGAAGGATAACCGGCGGCTTGGAGTCCGGAACGGGCTCCGAGCTATTAAACTCCGAAGGAGTTTTCTTAGTCTTAGTCTTAGTCTTTATATGGGTACCATTTGCCATACCACATTCGATACCACTTGAGGTACCACTTGGGGTACCACTTGGGGTACAATATTCGATACATTTTGTGTACACCAATCCAAGTTTGTACCGGCTTGGGACCCCCTTTGTCCCCTTCTTGAAGGATATGATTCCGGCCTCCATGAGCTGGTCTCTTGCCCGGAACATGGAGCGCTTATCCTCGACACCGATCATACTCATCATCCGCAAGTTATCTACTTGCACAAGCTCCGGCCATCCAGCCTTGTTGAAGACGTTCAAAAGTTTGAAGAACATCAACTGGGCATTTACCGGCAGAGTGTTGCTTTCGAGCCATTGGTTGAAGGCATTCAGATGTTCTATGTAGGTCATCAGGGGCCCTCCAATTAAAAGGGAAAGTCGCCGTCGTCGTCTACCTCCTGGAAGCCTGCGCTCTGCTGGGCGGGCTTCTGGTACTCCTGGGAGGTGTTGGCGCTGTCTCCGCCCTTCTGGCTGTCCCCGAAGTAGACGCTGCCGGCCACCACCTCGGCGGCGGTGCGCTTGTTGCCGTCCCGGTCCGTATAGGGGCGGATCTGAAGGCGTCCCTCCACCACGGCCAGACGGCCCTTGGTGAAGTAGCGGCTGACGAACTCGGCGGTCTGACGCCAGGCCACGACGGTGATGAAGTCGGTCTCCTTCTCCCCGGTCTGCTTGTTCTTGAAGTCCCGATCCACAGCCAGCCGCATTGTGGTCACGGCTGCGCCGCTGGGGGTGGTTCTCATGTCAGGGTCGGCCACAAGGCGGCCCATGATGGTGATGTGGTTCAACATGGTATCACTTCCTGTAAATCAATTTTGTTTCGCTCCAGCCCGGATATAGGGCCTTTAAATAAGCCTCTATCCTAGGCCGAATAAATGGCCTCTCCGGGGAGTTGTCGTAGCGGTCGTGACAGTCCCGGCAGAGGGTCACCACGTTCTCTTCGATCCCAAGGCCGCCCTGTGCCCTGGGGATGTAGTGCGCCTCCGGGAAGGCGAAGGGGGAGCCGCACAGGACGCAGGCTTCTCCATCCCGGTCCCATACGGCGTCCTTCACTGCCTTTGTCAGCGCCAGGGCCTTAGTGCGCCTGTGCATCGCCCCACCTCGCCATCATGAGGGCCAGTTCATCCGGCGTCTTGGTCTCAATGCCCTGGTTTTCGCAGTCACCGACCACAGCGTCAATGAGCCGTGACATGCGCTTTGTGCTGTATGTGCTGGAGCCGTAGTAGGCCCGGATCACAATGTTTTCTCTGTCCGGCGTGTAGTCAACTTCCTCTGTGATCCACCCGGTTCCGAGTCTGGACCACGCTTCCCGGAATGTCGGGGCCTCTTCCGCCGGGAGGTGAAAGTCCTTAAACGCACCTACGCGCAGGATGTAGAATCGGTACAGTTCTTCCTTCGTGGTGCGCAGTACGGCGGCCAGGCGGTCCAGAAGGACCCACAGATAGGCATTTGCGTCCAGGCTCCGCGCCTTGCGGGCCTTGCGGATGTCGATTATGCTTGGCTTGTCCAGCTCCTGGGCCAGCTTTGCGGATGCCGCGCGGTCTCCTGTGCGGAATGCCAGCCAAAAGCCGTCTCCATCCTCATACCAGCGGGCCTTATCCACGGTTACCGTCATGCGCCCTCTCCCTCTGCCGCTTTCTCAGCCTGAAATGCCTTTCTCTGACATCCGGGGCATAGGGGGCGGCTGAATCTCCCGCTGGAATACTTCACGATATCGGCCGCCGCCCACGGGGAACCGTCCCGTTTCTTACCGTCTGTAATTTTCTTCCCACAGCCCGCACACGGTACGGATGCTTCTTCAGCGGCCTGTTTTGCATCCAATTCCGCGCTGGAGATCTTGTCCGGATCCTCACCGGTCGGAATGGCGAATGTACGCAGCCACATGTATTTGAATGCGTAAGTCATGGCCTTTCCACTGCCTTTGTCCTGGGTGTCTGCGCCGTCTCCGCAGGAAGCAATTTCGATGTACTCTTCCGGGTCCTCTACGTTCACCATTCGATATGTCACGTCCACGTGGGTAATAGACCCGGAGCGGTTGGCACACTGGGAAACGGGGAACACGACGAGCTTGTATTTCAGGCACTCCGCCCGCATGATGGAGGTGACCTTCTCCTCCGACAGGGCTTTGTATTTCGTGGAGCCGAACTCCACCTTGTCGTCCTTTGCCAGGTACTGCACATCCGCCATGATGGCGGATATCTTTTCATAGAGATTCACGGCTTATCCTCCGATCTTTTCCGCCCTGCACCCCAGCGCATCGGCAAACAGGGCCGGGCTTGTGCTATAAAATGCCTGGAACCACGCTTCGAAGCAGTCCGGGCAGAGCATCCTGCCGTCTACCTCGAACATGGTCTCTCCCGCATACATCTCGCCGCCGCACTTGGGGCAGGTGAGCGCGGCAGGCATGTCCTGCGGGTCCCGCAACGGGTCAAGAAGCATTTTCTCCGACCTCCATATCAGGCGTACTGGACGGCCTCGGCGCGGGTGATAAAGTGATGGATCCCGGCGGCGCACTCATTCCAGCGGTCCGTATCAAAATCGGGAACGGAAACGGTCTCGCCGACCCGATACACAAACGCCGCGTCATGGTCGCTCTCGACTTCCTCCACGCCAGCTGCGCTCCCGTCCTTGTTCGTGATGCTGATCACCTTCGCCTTGCTGGCACGGCATTTCCGGCTTGTCGCGGACGAGCGGAGCGCATCCGCCGGGATCTCCAGCTCAACAATGAGGCCATGTGCCTTCTTGTAGGCGGTGTAAGCACCAGCCTCTGGGCATTGAAGCCGGAAAAATGCAGTACTCTCGTTGGTGATTACTGTATCAGTGCCCTTGGCCCCACGCAGGTCGGCCCTACGCAGGTTGGCCTCACTCAGGCTGGCCCCACTCAGGTCGGCCCCACGCAGGTAGGCCTCACGCAGGTCGGCCCAACTCATGTCGGCCCAACTCATGTTGGCCCAACTCATGTTGGCCCCACGCAGGTTGGCCCAACTCATGTTGGCCTCACTCAGGTTGGCCTCACGCAGGTAGGCCCCACGCAGGTCGGCCCCACTCAGGTCGGCCCCACGCAGGTCGGCCTCACTCAGGTTGGCCTCACGCAGGTAGGCCCCACGCAGGTCGGCCCAACTCATGTCGGCCCCACGCAGGTAGGCCTCACGCAGGTTGGCCTCACGCAGGTAGGCCCCACGCAGGTCGGCCTCACTCAGGTTGGCCTCACGCAGGTAGGCCCCACGCAGGTTGGCCCGAACTCCGTCCGGGGCTCCGGACAGCCACTTTTTATGCAGAGACAGGATTTCGTCCAGTTTTTCTTTTTTCACTTGATTTTCCTCCTTCTGCGCCTTATAATAAGGGCGTATCAGTTTGCTTTGCCGCCTTCGGTGTCGTTACCACCGGGGGCGGCGTTTTTGCGCGAATACTCATAAGATTTCACCGCCCCTCCACCCGAGATACCACCCAAACAGGATGGAGGCGAAGGCCGGGACCGTCAGCCAGAGGGAGGCCCCCTGCTCGATGCTGCCGATCAGGCAGAGGGGAACAATGTAAAGGAACACGAGGTAGATGTGCTTCACAGTGCCACCGCCTTGTAACGCACCACCGTGTACGCCTCGGCCACACGGTAGCCGGTTTTGATCGGAAGTGCGGTGTACGCTTCCTTGGCCGCTTCCAGGCTGTCAAACTCCCGCGCGGCAACCCAAGGGCTCCAATCGTTTGCCCGCATTTGCAGGACATACGTTTTTTTCATGGGCTTATCCTCCGTTATGCCATTCCCCGACGGTCTACCAGTATTCTGGCAATTACGTCGGTGTCATAGCGCTTCCTGGTGCGGATCATCGTAGCCGGAATCTCATTTTCCGCTACCCATTGCCGGACAGAACCCCGGTCGGTATAGCCAAGCTCATGCGCAAGGTCTGTCAGCGTCATCATGCCGCCGTAGATGGAGCGGAGGATTTCCCGCTTCTCACGGCGTTCCGCTTGTAACTGCGTCATTGGTGCATTCTCCTTTCTCTTTTGGCTTGTCCATCAGCCATTGGAAGTGCTTGCAGATGGGGCGCCCGCGCATCAGGCACCGCTTCCGATGCACGTAAATATCGTTCATGTAACGGTCATGCAGAAAGCAATATGCGGTGGGCGGTGCGTGGGCGTGGGTGTGCTTGCGGCGGGTCATAGGACTATGCCTTTAAGGAAACGCCTCACTGGCGTTAAGGGCTTGAAGTTCGCTCGTTTCATAAGGTTCTCCTTCTTATGTACTCTTGGGCTTGTCCGGGGATTAGCTGGCCTGTGTTTCGTCCATGGATTCAGAAAAAAGATACGGGATGCCGAGCCCCTTAAAAAATTTGCGCTCAATCTTGAGCGCCTCGTCTAGCGTAAGTGGTGCCTCATTTGGTCATTTCGTCGATCGTTGTTCCAAAGTAGTCCGCAACACGCTTGATGTGTTCCAAAATTGGATTTACCCCCTCCTTCCAATTCCGGATTGTCGTCGCATGTACATGAATATCTTTGGATAAGCGGTAGTTCGTAATTTTGGATTCTTCCATTTTCGAAACTAAATTCTCGCGGAAAGACATAATATCACCCCCAATCTATTGACAACATTCCAATGTGGTGATAGTCTATCACTATGGAATAAAAGTAATGACTTTCACTCAGCCAAAGCCTATTTTGCGGTGCGGGAACACCGGATGGGCGGTGGTCTGGTTTGTTGTACCCTTATCATAATCCATTTGAGTGGAATAGTCAAGCGCAATTATTCCATTTCCATGGAATAATTTTAGGGGTGATTTTATGGCTTCTTCAGATCGGCTTATGGAGTTAATGAAAGAAAAAGGTATGACAAAATACCGGCTGTCAAAGACGGCCGGATGCTCCGCAACAACTGTTGCAAACTGGCTTGGAGGGGCTGAAATATCACCGAGTTACCTAAAGAAGCTTTCCGAAATCTTCGATGTGTCTGTTGACTATCTTATGGGGTTTGGAGAATTAGACCTCGTGCTTCCCCCCAATATGCAGGGCGCAAATCTTAGCGGAGCAAAAATTGATAGTCAATTTTTAAACTATATTTTGTCGAGATTTTCTCAAATCGACCAGCAAAATCCGAGATACGAATCAACAAGAAATGCCGTTTTGTCTATCGCGAAATCATCCGGATTGGAAGAAATGGCAAAATCGTATATTTTCGAGCTTGAATCAAGAAATAAAGTGCAAAAAGAAAAGCCCACCCCCGTTTCCGAGAGTGGGCCGTTTACCGATGAAGCCGTAGAAATCTTTGATTCCCTCAGTGATGCGCAGAAAGAAAAGGCTCGGGACTATCTCCGCTACCTGAAAGCGCAAGAAGATAATCAATAAAATCCGCCTTGTGTGCATCCGTGAGCGCCATGTATATTGCCAGAGTTTCACTATCCACCATATATCCCCTTCCTCCGCACCAGCGAAATTCCTTATATGTATAGTACAACCGTTCTACAAAGAAATCAACCTAAAATTTTCCACAAAAAATAATCCGGTTTTTCTACGGCCCATTTTTTGTGAAATACCGTTTATGGGACAGATAATATGATATGGTGACCCAGCCGCCGGAGGGCGGGAAAAGAGAGGAGATATTTATATGAAAAACGAAAGAAAAAGTGGGTTTATCTCTGGTGTGGTTGCTTCCGTATTGGTGTTCTCTCTGGTCGGAACAGCGGCGGCCACAGTTGGGAAGAGAACGGCGGAACTGGACTACAATGATATCAAGCTATACATAAACGGGCAGCCAGTCATCCCGAAAGACGCAAATGGGAATACGGTTGAGCCGTTTGCAATCAACGGGACGACATATCTTCCTGTGAGGGCCGTGGGTGCTGCCCTGGATATGAATGTAAATTGGGACGCTACGACAAATACGGTTATTTTGGCTGATCGGAAGGCATCCATTGTAACAAATGATGTTACAGCACCAACGCCAGCACCCATCACAACGCCAACTCCGGTTCAGGTTGTGACCACGCCATCAGCAGTCACAAATGGGTATAGCGCGGCGCCGTGGATACCGGACTTTGGAAAGGTAAACGGGATATCTCCTCGTTATTTTAAGGATGACACATCGATCTACGCCACCTATACTACCAGTTCTTTTAACGCTGTCGAAACATATATATTAGTTCTGGAAAACGTTGGAATGACTTACGATGATGCCGCCACTACGGCATTCAAAGCGGGCGCAAATGTTAAGTCTCCCATTGTATACTCTTATAATGGGTCTGCGGCTTATATGGTCGTGATTGGCGTTGGAGTCAATCCGGGAGAAGTTGTGATTTTTGCTCCCATTGGATAAATTTGTTTCATGGCTTAAATAGTGGGAGGTGACCGCAGATGCCGAGAGCAAACGCCGCAGCCGGGAAACCGGTGAGAAAAACAGCACGATACAATGGGAAGAAATACGAGGCCACCGGAATAGACGATCTGGACGCGCTCACGAAGTTGTCAGAGAAGATTGCAGCGGCCAAGCGCGGCGAAGAGGTCATCGGCGGCTCCATGACGGTCAACGCCTGGTACGCCAAGTGGAAGGCAACCTACAAAGACCCGAAGGGGCTAACCAAAAAGTCCCTTGGTATGTATGACGAAAAATATAACGGGTACATTAAGCCTCGCATTGGAATACTGAAAATGAAGGACGTCAGGGACATCCACCTCCAGCGCATTCTAAACGATCAGGCCGGGAAGTCCGCAAGCCACGTCAAGAAGGTCCGGATCGTATTACAAGAGATGTTCAAGCGGGCCAGACAGAGCCGCATTATCCCATACGATCCCGCCGAGCTGCTGGAGCTGCCCTCCTCCACCAGTGGGAAACGGAGGAGCCTCACCGATGCAGAGCGGGCCTCCGTGCTGGCTGTCGCAGAAACGCACAGATCCGGCCTTTGGATCTTAACCCTTCTCTACACCGGCATGAGGCCCGGAGAGACGGCGGCCCTAACTTGGAATGACGTGGACTTCGGCAACAACGAAATCCACGTGCACGCCGCCAAAGAGAGCGGAAGCAACGAGATCAAAGGCCCAAAAACAGCCGCCGGAGTCCGGGACATTCCGATTCACGCCGCCCTGCTGCCAAAGCTGAAGGAGGCTGGGAGAGGGAAACGCCCATTTGACGTTGTGTTCCCCACACAGGCAGGCGGTCGGCAGAACGAGAACAGCCTTCGTAGGCTCTGGACAGGATTTAAACGAGACCTTGATATCTATATGGGCGCGGAGCTGAAACGGAATGAGATTGTGAAGTCCGTCGTTTCCCCGGACCTGGTCCCCTACTGCCTGCGGCATACGTTTTGCACCGATCTCCAGCGGGCAGGGGTCCCCCTAAACGTGGCAAAAGAGCTGATGGGGCACTCCGATATACAGACAACCGCAAATATATACACGCATAAAAATGCAGCCACTTTACATGCCGGGATTTCCCTTTTAGACGGCACTGGTGGGAAAAGTGGTGGGAATGAAAAAATTGAAACTGCGTAG